TACAAATTGAGTGCTATCAATGCCATCTAGTGTTGTAGCATCAACATCAGTTAATCCACTACCGTTACCAGTAAATGTACTTGTGCCAATGTTGATATTTCCAAATGTTGTCGTAATTTCACCTGCATCTAGTACACCTGTACCTGTTAAGTTATTATATGTACCTGTAACCCGTGCGTTTGGCACTGTACCGCTTGATAAGTTACTTGCATTAAGTTGTGTTAATCCACTGCCTGTACCATTAAAACTACCACCCCAAATGGCACCCTGTACACCCAAACCACCGTTAACTCTAACAGCACCAGTAGTTGTACTCGATGCTGCACTAGTGTTGGTAAATGTCTTAACACCGCCCATGCTTTGGTTACCGCCAAGTCTAGCACCAGCTACTGTACCGCTTGATAAGTTACTTGCGTTTAGTGACGATAGTCCACTACCGTTACCAGTAAATGTACTTGTGCCAATGTTAATGTTGCCAAATCCTGAAGTAATACTACCGCTGTTTAAAGCACCAGTACCTGTAATACTGCCTTGGTGTTGTGTTATACTCGAAGCAGCAATAGCCGAATCAGGTATAACACTATTGTTAATTGATGCAATACTCGAAGCATTAACATTTGTTAATCCGCTACCATCTCCTGTAAATATACTTGTACCAATGTTGATATTTCCAAAACCTGTGTTAATACTACCACTGTTAAGAATTCCTGTTCCAGTAATATCTCCTTGGTGCTGTGTTACGTTTCCGCTACTAACACGAGCGTTAGCAAATGTACCACTTGTGATTTGATCTGCTGCAATATCACCTATGAAGTTATCTGCAACAACATCCTTGGCAACACGTAGACCGCCTGTAATTTTTACACTTGGCGAATCATCAGCAAATGTTTCGGCAGTATCAACGTTTGTTGCATCAGTGAATGTAACAAAACTATTAGCTGCTAGTGTTGTAAATGCACCTGTGCTTGGAGTAGTATTTCCAATTGGTGTGTTGTTTAAACTTGGAATAGTTAATGTACCGTCAACATTAGCATCGCCGTCAATGTCAACACTATGTCTAAATCTAGTCGTGCCAGTTGTTTCGCCAATTACAATACTAGTTGCTGCTTGAGCAAATGCAATAGTAGTTGCATTGTCTTTTAACAAATTAAATGTACCAGTTTCGTCTGTATCAATTGTTGTACCGTTTACATTTAGATTGCCGTTTAATGTAGTTGTAGCATTTCTAATTGTTGCGGTACCTGTAGTTGCACCAATCGTAATACCTGTACTAGCACTACCAAAGTTAATTGTTGTGGCTGTTGCATTTATTAAGTTAAATGTACTGCTGTTTGTAGTAATATCACCGCCATCTACATTAACATCTCCGTCTACATCTAAGTTATTGTTAATACTTGTTGTACCTGTAGTTGCACCAATATCAATTGCAGTTGCAGCGCCGCCAAAGTTAATTGTTGTTGCTGTACTATCAAACAGTGCCATTGTTGCACTTGCAGCATTAATCCCTGTTGTAATAGTTGGGCTTGTGCCAAATACTAGAGCGCCACTACCTGTTTCGTCGCTTATAACACCTGCAAGTTGCGCACTTGTAGTTGCTGCAAACTGACTTAAATTACCTCTGTTAGCAAGTGTACCGCTTGTCGGTAATGTTAACGCTGTTGCGCCTGTTGTTGTAAGTGATAATGTATGTGCACCACTATGTGTAAAGTTGCCACCAAGTGTAATTGTTTTTGTACCATTGTTTACACCTGTACCGCCATAAGTAGGGCTAATAATACTACCTTGCCATGTACCTGTGCCAATTGTACCAACACTTGTTAAACTACTATTAACAACAGCACTGCCTAGTGTTGTCGAACTTAGTACACTATTACCGTTGATACGATATACTTTACTACTAGCTAGTTCGAAGTTTTCACTTGATGTCCAGCTGTCAGTTGCATTAACCCAATTGAGTGTTTTATCAGTTGCGCCTTTTAGTGTAATACCGCCGCCGTCTGCTGTAACATCAGTTGGTGTAGCTACTGCTCCTAGTTCAATATTTTTGTCGTCTACACTTAGTTCGGTTGTGTTAATTGTTGTAGTTGTACCATTAACTGTTAAATCACCTGTTACAACCAAATCGCCTGCAATATCAGTGTCGCCTGTTGTGTATGCTACTGTAAACTTGTTTAGTCCATCACCGTACCCAATATTACCTGTAGATCCAATTTGCATACGCTGAGTACCTGCTGTATAAAAATCAAGTTGATCATTATCTGCACCTGCACTTGTTTCTGCTTCAATTTTTGTGTCTTGGTCAACATCTTTAACACCGCCAAGTGATCCCCAGTTACCTCCGTCGTAGCCTTCAAAAGTACTATCATCAGTGTTATAACGTATTTGCCCTTGGGAAGCAACACCGCGTTCTGCAGATGTTCCAACAGGTATTTTAATAGATCCTGTACTTGTTAAATTTACATATCCTGAAATAATTACATCACCGTCGGTGTTAACTGTAAACCTTGTAGTATAAACTTGTTCAATATCGCCTGCTGTACCAGTTTCGCCAGTTTGAATAATAACACTACCACCTGTAGCACTACCAGTACTTAAACCGCCTGATAGTACTAAGTCACCGCCGGCGATATTGTTACCAATACCACTTTCGCCTTTGATTGTTGCATCTACTGGGCTCGAACTTGCTTCTGCACTACCTAGAATAATATTCCTATTTCTTAGTAACAGTGTATTATCTCTAATAATCGTACCACTTCTAGCAACTGCTGGATCGGCACTAACGTTAGCATCAACTCTAATTGTAAACGATGTAGCTGTTTCGCTTGCGCCTAATACTGGCCAAGTTCCGTCTACATTAGTAATTCCACTTCCTGAAACTGTTACAGTATCACCTGCTCTAATTCCTAATGTTAATGGTGTAGTTGTAAATGTAATATTAGTAGTTGTTAATATACTACCAGTTAAATCATTGCTTAAGAACACTTCGCCTGCGTCAGTAACACCTGTAACAGTTGTGTTAGCTGGAAGGTTTCCACTACCTGTTACTAACATACCAAACAAGATATTTGATACATCACCAAATAATATAACATTTTCGCCGTTTGCACTTGCAGCATTAGTTTGACGAGTAATACTATTTAAATTAACAGTAACGTCCTGGCTAGTACTTGCAAAATAACTAATTACTGTAGAACTAATATTTCTACCTGTACTAGAAGCACCAATTTTAACATTTTCAGCATCGCCTCCGATTTCTATAGCAGTAACATTTTCGTTGTAAACTTGTCCAAGTCCTGTACTACTTGAAGTTAGTTTAGCACTACCAACATCTAACCCTTCAGCAAGATCAAGTGCTGTACCCCACTCTGGTGTTACGCCGTTTGATTTTAAGAAACTGTTCTGTCTACCAATTTCAAGTGTGTTTAAACTACCAGCACTTTGCGCATAAAGAATGTCACCAACAGCATAGGTACTAATATTTGTGCCGCCTCTGTTAACTGGAACTAAACTTGTTAAGTTAGCAGGGTTTAAAAAGTATGCACTATCAAGTCCGTCAAGTGTACCTGCATCAACAATACCATCTTTAATGAATACTTCGCCGCTACCGTTGTCATTTACATCAAATTGTTGTTGAATAAATCTTGCAACACCTAGAGTTGAAAATGTACCAAGGGGATCATAATCAACGTTTGAAATACCAACGTTAACAGGATCACCGTAAAACTCTCCGCCTAAACTATTACCAGTTAATGTTATTGGATTATCTGTTGTATTTGCCTTTTTCAAACTTTGTACAACAGTTTGATAGCTACTATCACCTCTTAAGAATGTATCAGTGTTAGCAACACCAGAACTTGCAAGTCTACTTGGAGAAATAGTACCAGAAATAATATTTCCTGCGTCAATGTTTGTAACAGCAAGCGTGTTCCAATTATCTTTAATTCTACTTGATGTGTTTATAACTCCAGTAACTTGAACGTTGTTTGCAATAACTTCTGCACTACCAATACCTTGACCGTCAATGTCTCTTGCATTTGTAACAAGGCCATTAATACTTGCAAGTGCATCAGATCTTAATTCGTGTATTGTAAACGAATTGTCTGTTATACTACCAACAAAGAATCTAGAACCGCTTGGAATTGCTTCAGCATTAACACTAAACAATTCGTTAGCACTCGAACCGTCGCTCAACGTTTCAAATCTTACAGCATCACCAGTTGTTAGCCCGTGTGCTACAACTGTAAGACTATTATCAACTTGGTTAACAACTCGTCTTGTTAGGTTATGATTGTTATTTGCTGGTGTTGATAAGAATTCAACTTGATTTAGCAAACTAAAATCTTCGTATAATTCAATAGTACTATTGTCTATTCGTTTAGTATAATAAACTAGTCCATTTATCAACCCGCCAATTGCAACATTTCCTAATGTATTGTAAATTACCGGATCGCCGTTTCCATAGCCGTGGTTTGAAATACTGATTCTGTATGTTGTATAATCAACAGCACCGCCGCCGCCTGTAGTACCTGCTAAGAAGTTGTTTGAAATTTCATCATCTAAGTTAATCTGTATTCCATTTTGTACAGCAGCATTGTCCTCTACAAAGTCAATACTTGTAGCACTTGCAACAAATAATTCTCCACCTAGTATGTTTACATATGCACGTTTTTCAATGCTTGTAATTTCAACTTCAAATCCACTTCCTGTACCGCCAATTGAACTTGCTAATGTACTAACAACATCGCCAACTTCGTATCCAATACCGCCTGTTTTAATATCAACGTCTGTAACTTGTCCAGCAGTAACCGTAATGTCTGCTGTTGCACCAGTGCCAGTTCCTGATACATTAGTTAATGCTACATCAGTATATGTTTTTGTAGCGCCGGTTGGAGTATACAAACTACCACCAGTAATTTCGCCATTATCAACATTTGTAAGAACACCATATCGTATTTCGGTAACAGCACCTTGGGCATTTCCGTCAGCACTTGTAGCAATAGTTCTGGCAGTTCCGCTATCACCTGTACTTGATACATCACTACCACTATTGGAAATAGTAAATGTTGATGCACTTGGTACACTTAGTACTTTACCGTTTACACTAAAAGTTGTGTCACCTACAACAACAACTTGTACATTGTTATCAATTTGAAAATTGTGTGCTCCGTTTGTTGTAATTGTAGCTACGTTACTTGTACGTTGTATATTTGTTATATCAATGCTTGTAAACGTATAATCAGCATCTGTATCAAGTATAAGGTACTGACTTGTATTTGAGCTACGTAAGAAAAAGTTGTCAACAATGTCACTACTCGAGCCTTTACTATCAACTGTTACACCTGAATCAACTCCGTTAACATAAAGGCTACCTGAGCTTACTTCCCACGGATCAGCTGTACTGTCATTTGTTTCGTCCCAACGCTCAGTTTGCGAAGCAACAAGAATAGTTGTACTATTTGTATACTCGCCCTTGGCATATGCAACTGCACCTGTAACACCAGGTTGTGTAATTTCGTCACCGTCATCTGCGGTAATTGCACCTGATAATGTAAGTTCTACTTGTTGATAATTTTCTGTAGCAATGTCACCAGCTTTCAAATCTGTTGCTGGAATATTGTTTACTTGCTCAAGTCTTGACAAATACCCGTTAGAATTAGTGTTTGTAAACTGTCTAGTAGCAGGAATCAAATCTGCGTTTAACTGACCGTTTGTGTTTAACTGAACAATAGCACCGGGCACAGCAGCAGTTGATACTGTTTTATCAACAAAGCCGCCTAGTCTGTTACTGATAAAGTTACGTACAGCTGCCTGTGTACTCAATCTTGCATCACTAGGTCCGCCAATTTCATCGTCACCTAAGTTAACACTAGTTGAAATTTCTTCAATAGCAACATCTGAAAGACTCAAACGCAGAGCATCAAGTTCATCCACCTGTACTTTGTTACGGAAGGTAATGTTACCAGTTCTGTTGAAAGCTGTAATAAAGTCACCAACTTTAAAATCACCAAGTTCGTTTGTACCCGATGAGTAACAACGACCTGGTAGTTCTTCAAACTGTTCGTATTCTTCTCTTGTGTTACCACCGTTTTGCGGTAGTGCGTTATAGTCTGTACCCGATCCTGCAAATTCCCATGTATGCGAAGAACTGTTAACAATACTCGGTCTGTGGAACCATGCTGCATTTTCTGGCAAGTTACTTAGGTTAGTTAAACTGCTAGTACCGTCTGTAGCAGTTACCGTAAATGTAGCAGTACCTAAATTTCTTATAGAACTTACTTCGTTAATACCAATGCTTAAATTTGGCGAGCCTGCATGGTCTGATGTAATTGTACTTGTTGCATCAAATTGAATACGTAGTGTACTTGATCCAACTGTAACTTGTTCAATACTAACAACTAACTTACGTTCTATTGGTGTCCAGCTGTGTACAATAGCACTATTATTGTTTGCACCTGTAGTACCAGCAATCTGTCTACCTGGAACAAAATCATAGTTTTCTGCACCTGATTCAAGAATAAGTTGCTGATATGTTGTGTGACTTTGTGTGATTTCTTCAACAAAGAATTCAATAATGTTAGACAGAAATTTATGTGTTCCGGTGTTATTAAATCCTTCAAATAAATCAACGTTAAATTCTAAACTATCATCAAACGTTAAAGAAAATTCGTTTTCATCAATGAGTTTAATATAGTATGTCTGTTCAGGATCTAAGCCGCCAATTGGTTTGTTTCCGTCAGGATCGTAAATTACTTTTTGACCGTTTGTATATCCATGTCCAGTAATTGTAAATATGTTAGTTAAAGCACTTACTTCAGTGTTAGCATTAAAAGTTTGCTCAGTAGGAGCAGGTTTAAATGTATTTGTAATATCTCCTTCGGAGCTAACTTCTGTATAATCAGGAATATCAAGAGGATCTCTAATAGCTTCTTTTACAATTTCAAATCTACTATCAATAAAATCTTCTATATCTAAACTTACTCCAACTACTCCAGTAACTACTGCATTAGTAAGTACACTTGCACGTTCAATTGCAGCAATAGTTTGACGCTCTTGTCCACTAATCTGACTTCTAGTACTGTCTGCTAAGTTATTTGTATAATACGAAAGACCGGCAGCTCTAGTGTATCTATTACCTGTATCCCATGTATCTTTAGCAACAGCTTCAACAATAAGCCTTGTATCTCTACGACACTTTTCAACATCGTAAGTAAAGTTATACCATATAGCTGCATCCACTTGTTGTTCAATATATTCAGTTACATTTTGAGCAATGTTGACTCTTGTAGTATAATCAAGGACATTGTACTGATTTTGGAATGTTTGACTTACCCAAGAAATATCTGGATAATCTTGTGCAAGTTCACTTACAGTTTCGTCACCATCTGCATTAATATGATCTATAATTTCTTGTAAAAGATCTTGGGCTTTTGTTGATGCTGCCGCACTACCCGGTGTTCCAGATGTATCTTGTGTCTCTGTAGTTCCAGTCGATAAAGTTACTGCTGTTTCAAGAATAACTTGTCCTAATACAGTTTTTAATCTTTCGTATGCTGCAATAGTTTCTTCTTTTTTGCCTGAACCGTATTGCGCAACTGCACCTACAAAATAAGCTAATGCAGCATCATAAGTTTGCAAATTACCGCCGTAAGTTAGATCGTAAACTAATGCATCTATAATAAGACCAATGTCTCTTTCGCATGCAGCACTATCGTAATTAAATATAGATGCAAAAGGTGAAATTTCTGCTGCTACTTGGTCTGCAATCCAGGCAGTAACTTCGTCTTGTACAAATGCTTTGTTTGCAATTAACTGCTGGACTGCATTTGCATATCCGCTATCACTAGCGTTGTTAGACCCGCCTGTTGGTGTTGGAAAACTGTATGTATCGGCATTTGCTTCACCATTTTGAACAATATCAATAACTTCGTCCCATAATGTATCAACACGGGATATATAAGTTGCATCACCTAAATAATTGTCTGTGATACCTTTAGCGTACTCAAATGCAGCAACAGTCTGATCTCGCTGATCACTAATTACGTTAGCAGCGTTACCTCTGTAATATGCTAGAGCAGCACTAACAGTTCTATAATTACTGTTAAATGCAGCATCTTGTCTAATAGCATTTAGTAATAAATTTGTATCACGTTTGCATTTTTCAACATTAAAATCAAACCCTGCCCAAATACTTGGTGTTGCAGCAGAAATTTGCTGTTGTATCCATGTTACTGTGTCATCAGCAATGCTGTTTTTTTCTGCTAAAATTGTATCGTGTGCGGTGCGATATCCTGCTTCACGGAAACGTAAAACAAATTCTTCAACTGGTGCATCTCGATTAATACCTACAATTGTAAGTGTTTCTTTTCCTTCAAATTGACCAGTTGCTGTTACAGTAGCTCGGTCAAATTCAAATGCTTTTGGTGAATAACCACTAGATCTCAACGCATACAATCCAAAGTTTGTAGCGGAGTTAGTAATGGAACAATAACCGCCCGACTGTGTGTAAACACCGTTTAGTAGGAAAATTTGGAAACAACTAACGATCTGTGCATAGGCATCGTTGAGTAGTCGCCAACCTGTACCGCCGAAACTAAGCATGGTGTATGCGTTAGCAACCATCGATTTACCTTGTTCGGGTACAGCACCGATAGTTGGGTTTTCAGCTTCAATAGCAAAATCCGGAACGTTTGGCGATTCAACTAGCGCACCATCGATCTTAGCGCCGCTACCTCCTAAGAACGAAATAATAGAAGCGTTCTGTGTATAAGGAGATGTAAAAATTCTTGGTTTAGAGTTAGGTAAGTAGGTATATTCTGCACGGTCAGTTACGTCTGTTGCTGTTGGGTCATCAAACACTGTTGCATAATCCCAGGTAATAGTAGGAATACCATTTGCGTCAACACCGTCGCGGAATGTAAATTCACCAAAGTAACAAGCGTTACGAACACGGAACATGTCTAAATTAGCATTAGCAGGACGTACAATACATCCACGCAAACCATCACCTTTAACAACAACATTATCTGGAATAATAACCGGATTGTCTTCTGTGTAGTCACCAACAGCAACTTTTACGTTAACTCGTGTACCAGATAACGTACCATCTGGATTATAAACAATAGCACTGGCTAATTTACAAGCACGTTTAATTGTTCTAACTGGAGCACTTTGTCCGTCGTTGTCGTCGTCGCCTTGTTCTTCTGAAACATAGATGACATTACCGCCAAAAATATCCGGATCAGTAAAACTTAAATTTCCACTACCGTCTGTTTTTAATAGTTGACCGATTGTACCTGTAACTGGAGGCAATGTTAAGGTATATCCGCCGGCTAACGTATCTGGTGATTTTAATGACACTCCGTCGTCACCGGAAGCTGTTAATTCTTTAAACGTTAGCGTATTTGCATCTTCGATATTTACTCGGTCTTTTAAATTAATATCAGTATCGTTAATAATCATACGTTCGGTATTATTAACTGTTACAGTAACTTGTGCTTGATTTTCTGCGCCTAGATCATCAACTTTAACTTCTGTATCACCTTCAAAAATTCTTTTAGTAATGTCTTGTACAGTATTATCGTCACGCAGTAGATATACTTTACCGTCTGCTGTGTTAATTGCTAATTCGCCGGAATCTAGTTGAGAAACTATCGGTTGCTTACCTGCGACCGCACTACGCTTGTGTTTAATTGTCGTTGCCATTAAGGCTGCCTCCTATTTAGGTACGGGTCAAGTCTATATAGACGCCCAAAACTACACGATATAAATCGTTGTATACTTATTTATCATAGGAGTAAAATGGTAGCTTAATTAAAAGCTACCACCGTCGATTGTGTCTGTCCAAACTGGTGTATTATCTCCTCCACCAACTACTGTTAGTATTTGGAAACTTTCATTTGTATCACTAGTTCCTGCTGCATCAGTTACTTGTACTGGATTTGCAGTGTCACCGTATAGTATACCATTTTCTGTAAATGTGCTTACACCAGTACCGCCGTATTGTACTTCAAGATCAATATTTGTTAGTGCAAGTGTACCGTCAATTGTTACATCTTCGTTGACTTGTACATTTTGATCAATAGTTGTTAATCCGCCAGTTGCACCAACATTTATAGCTGTTGCTGCTCCAGCAAAATTAATTGTTGTAGCAGTTGTATTCAACAAGTTAAATGTTGTTTGGTCGGTGCTTAGTGTATCATTGTTAATTGCAAGATCAGTTGTAAATGTTGAAACATCTTCACTTAAACGTAATTTTTCAACGTTAGCAGCACCTGATATCATAGTTTTAAAGACCATATCAAAGTCTTCTTGACCGCTTGTAACGTCTAAGGCTACGATATCAATTGCACCAATATTTTCAAAGTTATCGTTACCAGTTTCAAATTCAAATTTTAGACCAGTACCGCCGCCAGCACCTGGAGTACCACCATCATTGTGATGTGCAAGTGTGATAGGATAAATGATATTTGTTGCATCGCCAGCTGGTGCATTATTAAATATTTTAGCAGTATTTTGAAGTTCAATAGTGTCTGATGGAATAATAATGTTATCAGTTTGTAAATCTGTTAACTGTAAGTTTCCGTCATTGTTGCCACTTATAAAGCCTTGTACGTGTAAGTTTTCTGCAATGCCTACGCCACCTGCAACTACTAATGCACCTGTTTGATAGTCAGTACTAGTTGTTGTTGCATTTAATGATACTGTTAAAACTGTACTATCAAATGTTGCAGCTGAATTTTCTAATATAAAACGTTGCACATCATTAGTAAAGAATTTAAGCTGATCGTTATCTGATCCTGGGGTATCTTCAGGACTGATATATGTATCTTGGTCAACATCTTTAACACCGCCCAACGATCCCCATGCAGTTCCGTCGTAACCTTCAAAAGTACTATCATCAGTGTTATAACGTATTTGCCCTTGTAATTCTGTTGGACGTTGTGCAGTTGTACCAACTGGAACTTGTAACGAGCTAGTACTATCAATAATAACATCTTCAACGTTAATTGTTAATGTACCTGTTGCAGCACCTATGTTAATTTCGGTAGCAGCGCCAAACGCATTGATAGTAGTTGCATTTGTATTAAACACATTGAACGTGCCGGTTTCGTCAGTGATAATATTAGTGCCATTAACTTCAACATCTCTATCAGCAATTAAATCTCTATCAGCAACAACGTCTTGTCCTGAATGTATGTTTAGCTGTGCGCTAATACCGCCAGTAACTTGCAATGCGCCAGTTGTGCTATCTGTAGCATCGTCGCTGTTTAATACAATCAAGTTTGGTGTATCACCAATTTCAACAATCTCGTTATCGTCAGTTGTATTAATGCTAATATAGTTAGTAAGGTTTTCACGCACTTTAAATACATTTGTAGTATCGTCAGGCACATCAATGTCAGTAATACCGTTAATATCTATACTGTCTTCAGCTCTGTCTGTACCTAGTCTTGTATTGCCATTTACGTTAAGTGTTAGTTCAACAAATAGATCTTCGCCGATACCTACACCGCCGTCGACAACAAGAGCACCTGTAGTTGGACTTGTACTACCACTATCGTTTCGTATTTCAACTTTTGGCTGTTCACCAAACGTAAACTTTTCTTCGCCCTCTCTACTATTAATACTAACATAATCTTCAGTACCAACGCTTATACTGTATGCTTGTAAACTTTCTGCAGGAATAGTTAGTTCAACGTCACCTGTAAATGTAATATTTCCATTTACTGTTAGTGTACCTTCAATTAACAAGTCTGGGTTAACAGTAACTAATCCAGATGCTGCACCTATATTAATTTCTGATGCTTCGCCGCCAAAGTTAATAATATCAGCTGTCGTATTCAGCAAATTAAATGTATCAACTGCGGTTGAAAGAACATCGCCGTTTACATCAAAATTTCCATCAAGTACTAAATCTCCTGTAACTGTGCCGCCAGTGAGTTTGTTTAAATATCTATTTTCAACGTATGTACTAACAGCTTTTTGTGTAGGCGAAGTATTAGTATCGACTAAACCGTTACTTGCTGTTAAGTTTGGATTATTACTTACTTCTTTAAGTTCTACACCAACTGGTATACCTTCTCTAATAAACGGTCCGACACTTGTTAGACCTTGTAAGTCAATTTCATTAGCGTTAAGTGTAATAGCACCTGTAAGAGCATTAACTCCAAAGAAGTTACCAACTCTAAAGTTACCAATTTGGTCAACTGTGCCGCCGGCAAATACTTTACCTTGATCGCTTTCGATAATTTCTTGTTCAGGAATCGGTGATCCGCCAAAGAACGGAAGCGCATTATAAGTAACACCTGCTCCTACATATTCAAAAGCATGACCCGAAGTACTAATTGTACTAACGTTATACAACTGTCCTAGCGTATCTTCTGCAATAGTAATTAGACCTGGTGTAATGGTAATATCATATGTGCCGCCGTATGTAGAGTTAATAGCTTTGATTGCTGCATCTACAATATCGTCAGTGTTATTTAAAACTTTATTACGTTCAATATTATATGTACTATTTCCTAAATCGTAGTTGTGGTTAACTTCGCTCCAGTCGGCTGTTGTACTATATTCAATTGCATCTGCAATTCTATCTATCAGGAGTTCTGCTGTTTGTCCAGCAGCTAAACTACCATCTGGAATACCTGTATCTTGTGATAATAAGTTACCTGGACTTTTAGTAATAACATTGTTTTGTGCAATTTCTCGTAGTATATCTCCTAAGTATCTATAAGTTAACTCAGTAATCGATTCTTGTCCTGAAATTACAGCATTACTATAGTATGATAATCCTGCACGTCTAGTTTGTTTATTACCACGATACATCATGTCGTAAACTACTGCATCAACAATATACTTAACATCTCTTTCACAAGTTTCAACATTGTATTCAAAGTCTACAATGTTATCAAATATAAAGTCTGTAACTTGTGTTTGTATAGATGCTTTGTTTGCAAGAAGTTCTGCTGCTGCATTTTGTTGTGTAACATTTAGCCAACTAAAGTTAGGCTGAATTTCTCCAGGAGTACCGCTCAATGTTTGATTGGTAACAGCGTCTTCAATAATTTGTAGTATAGCATCAGCTGAAGCAGCTTCATTAGCAGTACCATAATTTCCATTTAAACTCTGCGATTCATTGTTTCCTGTACTCGGTGTTACTGCAACTCCTTGTATTACATCGCTAATTACGTTTGCTAAATGAGCCCATGCAGCTCCAGTTACGGCTGCTTGTTCGTCTGGTAAGTATTCAGTTGCACCTAAGAAGTATGCTCGTGTTGCGATTAGTATTGCTATGTTACCTGTGTAGAGCATATCGTGACATAATGCATCAATTACATATGCAGTATCGCGCTCACACTTTTCAATATCATATGAAAACCCATTATACGTAGTATTAATATAATTAATTGTATCAGTTTGTAAAGTAGATTTAGCATCGATAAACAACTGTCTTGCTGCAAGAACATTTGCATCTACCCATGCAGTTGACGGTGTACTTGCCGATGGTAATGTGTCAGTTCCGAATTCTATACAATCTTCAACTATCTGTACTAGGCTCTCTAAGTCAGCTACTTCGGTTGCACTTGAGTTTGTACCAGTTGTGTCTTGTGTTTCTGTATTACCAGATTGTACTGTAATTGCATTACCTAATAAAATATCTTCAATTAGTCCTTGCAAGTGATTAAATCCAGCAGCTGTCTCTGCTTGTTGTCCGTTAACTTGTGTTACAGCATTTTCAAAATACGCTGATGCAGCTTGTCGTGTAGCAAGGTTAGTTCCATACACAATATCGTATGTTAATGCGTCAATAATATACTTAACATCTCTTTCGCATTTAGTTTGATCAAACACCAAAGAAGGATAATTGTTAACAATATACGAACTTACATCAGCAGCTAAGAAATCTCTGTTGTTTTGTAGTCGATCTCTTGCGGCTGTAATTGTTGCTGCTGCACCTGTTGGTATTGGAAATGTTAAAGCGTCTGCGGCTGTATCAGTACTAACAACTCCATTATTAATAATATCAATAATTTCGTCAAATGCTGCATTACTTCTTCCAACTGCTGTTGCGTCAGCAGTCATAATAGTACTTGCTCTTCCTTTAACATAAGTTATTGCGCCAACTGTTTCGGTTGCTTGATTGTCTTGTACATACGAACTACCTGCTCGCTGATAAGCTAAACCATTTGTAACAGCATTGTAATTAGTTCCAAATGCTACATCGTACCCAACTGCATCAATAATTATGCCAGTATCTCGTGAACATTTAGCACTGTCGTAAACAAATAACGTACCGCTTCCATTATCGTAAACATTGTTAATATACGCAGATGTTTCTTTTGTTAAGAAGTCTCTGTTATTAATAATCTGCTCAACTGCATCAATTAAATCTTGTCCAGCAGGTCCTGGACTTTCAAAAGTTCTACCTTCACTAGGAAGCTCGTTGTATTCAATTACTTGTAGTACATCTTCCCATCGTGCTTGCACTTGATCTTTGATAAATGTACTCAAAGTAACTGCTGCAACACTTAATTCTTTTGCTTTTCTAAGAGCCATAATAGTTGCAGGTCGTTGTTGTTCATTCAAGTAAGCAACATTAGCTCTATAATATGCAAGACCGGCTGTTAAACTGTTATGATTTGTGCCTAACTGTGCATCTCTATAAACAGCATCAATAATTAGACCAGTGTCTCTTTCACATTTTTGTCTATTAAATGTATCATTAGGAAATGTTTCTAACAAATAGGTATTTGTTGCATCAATAATCAACGGTGTGTTGTTTAATATATCATTTGCTGCATTTTGTTTTACACTAGTTTCTGTATCATATGTAGGATAAGAAACTAGAGGCAATCTACTAGTTGTATTTTCCTGGATCATATCTTCAATATTGAATAATAGTGAATCCAATGCATCCGCTTCAATACTAGTTGCTGCTGCATTACTAAAGTCTTGTGTTTCTGTAGTACCCGGCGATTGTACAACAACTTGTTCTCTAACAACAGATTTAATCACACTTCTCATTCTAGCAAATCCGTCTGCAATACGAGTTCTGTTGATTGCAGTATAGTTTCCTATTTTTCTAGTACTATAATATCTAAACCCTTCTCTAACAACACCACTGTTACCTGTATACAAAATATCATATGTTAGTGCATCAACTATTTTTAGGAAATCATTATAGAATCCATCTTCGTCTGCTTGTGTCCAAGTATCAGTAAGTGTTGGGTGCTCACTTTTCAAATAAGCAACAAACTCGTCTGCTAAGAAATCTTTGTTTGCTTGTATTTGATTTTTTGCATCTCTTCTGTTTGCTTCAACGCCTGTGTGATCAGGAAAATTAATTGTTATACCAGAACTATCGCCGTCGTCAAAAATGTTTATGTATGTATTAAATGCTTCGTTTGTAGTAGTAGTCATTGCACTATCAGCTTGTACTTGTGTTAAACTAATTGCTCTAGTCTGAACATCTTTCCATGCACTTAGATATAAATCTTTTTGCGTATCTCTTACATTATATTCTTGTGCATCTCTTACTACATGATAATTACTACCTAATGCACAATAGTATGCAGTTGCTTTTAACAAGTTAGTTGCATCAGTTTCAAACTGCGGAATGTTGTAACTCATTTCAGTAAACTGATTTCTAATGTACTCAGTAACTTCTTCTACAATAAAATCTTTGTTAGCAACAATATTGTCTTTAGCTCTACGCACTCCAATATCAATTGTTGCTAAATCGTTGTAAACAATATCGGGTGCAGCACTACTATCTTCGTTTCTTAAAAAGTTTTTAATTATGTCAAACTTTTCAGTAATAAGAGTTTGCACTGCAACATTGTTGGTTACAGCAATCATTTGATCTCTAGCTTCTTCAATACCAAATATTGTTGGTTCAAGTTGATCAAGTAAAACTTTACCTGCTCTTGCTCTTAAATAACTTCTTCCTGCTGCAATACTTTGATAGTTTGTACCTAGTACAATATCTCCCATTACTGCATCAACAATGAATTTTGTATCTCTTCTACATACTTCTTCATCGTAAAAGAATGGAGGACGAATTTGTTCAGATTGTGTAATATAATAAAATGTACTGTCGTTTAAAAATTCTACAATACTACCAACTTGCGGTTTATCTCTTAAACTGCCAATTCTAATTACGCTGTTTGTTTGTAAGTTAACAGTTGCTTCTGCACGAATTTGAGGATCACCGCCAACAAAGCTAACTTGCGGTACTACTTCGTATCCAGAACCGTTATCTAAAATAGTAACACCTGCAATTTGTCCTGTTGTATTATCAAGTACTGCTTGTGCAGTAGCTTGTGTTCCGCCTGCTCCGGTTGGTGCATCAATAACAATTCCTGGAAGATTTTGATACCCTACACCAGGGCTTGTAATAGTTATACTTGCAACACTTGAAAAATAATCCTGCACAGGTCTAGTACTTGTATAACTAGTTGGATAATACCCGTCTGCTACACATCCAAAATCACCAAAGTCACTAACTGAGTTAGAAATACTTAGATATCCGCCTTTTGTAGTTTTAAATCCTGTTGTACAGAAAACAGTAAAGCAACTAACAATCTGAGTATAACCAAAGTTTGTAATTTCAAAACCTGCTCCACCTTGTGCAATTTGAGTAAACGCATCAGCAACAAAAGATTTAACTAACGAAGCTGGGTTATATTGATCGCCGTCAACTAACATTCCGCCACCGCCGCCAGCGTTATCAACTTGTTTTTCAAACGGAATGTTAGGATAGTCTGTTAACAATAAAGGTCTTGCACCTGGTTCGATTCCGTCAATTTGCACAGTTTCAAAAGGTGTAAATTCTGTTCCGTCATTTAGCCAAGGGCCATTCATATTTGTACAGTTTTGTACATACGGAGATGTTGTACACAATGTACCTGGTCGTATGCTTGCACACCATCCCGGAGCTCTTAATCCGCGGAATGTAATTTGATAAAGATAACAACCGTTACCTAGTAAGAAAAAATTATCTGTTGGATTGTTTGGCCAAACTTTAGTATTACGTAATTCTCCTGTTCCTGTTATAGTAACAAAATCAGGCATACTAATTGGATTGTCTTCGTAATAATCGCCTGGTGCAACTAAAATAGTTGTACCCGGTTGCGATACTGCAACCGCAGCTTTAATAGTGCGTTTTGCACCATCCGGTCCCATACTTTTACCGTCATTACTATCGTTGCCGTCTTGGTTAACATAAAGTATATCAGATACTTCAGGACCGCTAATATTACCAGTAACAGTAACATCGGCATCAATTCGTAATTCTTTACTCGGCGGATTTATTTCGACATCGCCGTTTGATCGTAAAACTACGGATTGGTCCGCTACTTTTCTTTCGTGTAGATTTTGACCCTTAAAATACTTCATGCTTTAAACTTCCAAATAACTTAATGTAACACTTAAATTAGTAGGCGCTGCACCTACCATGATTACTCTATCACCTTCTTCTAATACTAGTCTTTCGACGTTAAATGTAAATGTATCTGCAGATGGCACAGCTAAATCATTCAATACTTGATTGTCTGTACCTTTAGCATCTCCATCTACAACTACATGCATGTCGAATGAAGTATTACCAATACCTGATCCGTCATCAACTGCTGTATTACATACTAGAATTGTAGTAATAGCATACTTCTTTCCACTCGGAACAGTTAGTATGGTAGTATCTGTTGCGTTGATGGTTGAGTTTACTATTGCCATTTTCTTTCCTTAAAATATAATACTAAAAAGCAGGGCTTTATTTCTGCTTATAAGTTCGTCTTGTGTTCCTAGTGCGTTTTTAAAAAACACACCGCTGCCGCCATCGCCTTCTTCTTTTCCGTAAAGTAAAACACCTTCGCTAGGACTATCTACAGGATCAGTTTGATCTGTAAGTTGTGTAATACTATCAAATTTTACAACACCAGTTCCTGATCCTTTAATGATTACATCGCCGATTAAATCTAGGTTAGTAATAATATTATCATTCAATCTAATATTATTAATTTCTACTCTATCATCATAAAATATTGCAGCGTCAGTGCTATCAACTTTTACAACAACTCTGCTATCTTCTAAAGGCTCAATCTCTTGATCAAAAACTCTAACACTAGTTTCAGTGCTTAAATCGTTGTATGTAATTCTGTCTTGGAAATTATACTTTTTATAATCTCTAACATAATCAGTTAACGTTTTAACAGTAATCAATGCATCTTGATCAAGTGTTGTAGAAAGTTTATCAGGGTTTGACGGATTTGGCGTAATATCGTCAGCTGTATACGGAAATACTTGTTTATGATAATCAATTGTTCCTCTAACACTAACAATACCGCTACCTTCGGCAAGTAATATTAAATCATTATTGCCGAAAGTTTTTATACCACTAGTATAAAGTGTTTTCAATTTGTTTTGACTATCACTTAATACAAATGCACCAGCGTCAACATCTGGAAAAGATGCTAATTCTAGTCCATTGTCAGCAGGTACAATGTTTTTTAATTCTTCATCAAAGAGTATACTTGCATTAAATCCGCCTGATCCTTCGCCTCTGTCAATAATAAGACCTGCTTTACGCTCGCCTTCAAATTCACTAAGTCCAGGACCTTGTTCGCCATCATTAACTGTAATTGTTCTATCTCGAACAACAACTTCGTTAACTTCAGTTTGTGTAATTTGACCTGTAACATTCAAACTACCTGTAATATTTACAGAACCGAGTTCGTTTCCTGTATCAATAGTAAACGTAGCGTTATCATTTAACTTAATCTTATACGAAGCAAGATCAAGTATTTCTACTCTTTGAGCCATTACTTAACTCCTTAAATTGCAGTCAAACGTAGTAATGATTCAGTTGAGTCGTCTTCTGCTGCCCATGTATAACGGTTATTGTTGTAATCTACTGCTATTCTGTTGAATATTTTTTTAATTGCAATAGCATTTCCGCCATCACCAATGCCAACTAACTGACATTCGTTATCAGCATTTGGAGTCGATCCATCTGCTGTTAGTCTGCAAATTCTTGTAATTGTATCTCCATCATTCGAACAATTAAATTTATTTGTACCACGTTGTGATAAAATATAACCTTCGATTAAATTCGATCCATCATGGAATCTTACTGGTATGTTTGCTGCTGCGGCACCTGTGGCACCAAAGTATCTTTTATTTACTGGACGTCCCATTGTTTTCTCCTTTGTCGACGTTCTAGGTCTACGCTGTGGGTACAGCATAAGTCCTCTTTCGAGAGGCTCTCCTCTTGACATAAGTATTTATCCAAAAAGAAAAAATGGGTTATAATGACATAAAAAAAGGCCTGCTAAAATGTAGCAGACCTTTTCTATAATATATGATAGGTTGGACTCTGTGAATACCAACAACCTTTTGTAGAGCCACGCTCAAATCCAGGAACTTCATATTAAACAGTTACGTCTAAAAATACAACTTCGTATCTCTACGCTCTTGCATTGCCACCACAGCTATGAATCAAGTTACGACCTCTACGGACCGCCATTCCTTGCACTATCTAACTTAGACCGTCGCCTAACTTATGTACTTAATATAACATATATAAAACAGAAGTCAAGACTTTTTTTCAATTTTTTTTATAGTTTCTGCGTATCTTCTACCATTTTTTTCAATCCACGAATATTCAACTTTGTCGCCTAACACAAAATTGTAGTCTACTGTTTCAAAGAATACATCTTGTCGTTGAACTTTCCATTGATCAGGTAGTATAGTACCATATTTTTTACGTTTACTAAATTTAATAATTGTTCCAGTGTTTTCCATAACATCTCCAATACAATGTACTTATCACAAAAATAGGCCCCGGAGGGCCTATTTCTAATACATGTTTCTAGCCTTAGCTGAATGATACGTTTGAAACGCTTACACGAGCTAGGTAATCAGCAGCATTGCCAAGCGACGATGCTGTGTTGTTTAGCTCAACATAACCGTAACGTGTCATGAAGCTTACTACTGGCTCAAACGATGTTGGATCTAGTACAACACCTGAACTCATTAGTGGGATGTATGGGCAATAGAACGCTGCTGCGTCTGATTCCGAAGAACCTTTATAACCAATTAGTACATCTTTGCTGTCCGAAGCATATGTGTTTACATACACTTTCATTGCATTGTTCAATGTACCAACCATTTTAGTGTTAGTTGGTGCTTCAAATGTGCCTTCAGTTGTACGTGCAAACGCTGAAGTTGTTGCAGATTGTAGAACTGTTAATGTGTGTGGTGACACAACAGCCCAGTTACCTGCGCCACGGCGTGTACGCTGTGCGATTTTGTTTGATGCACGGTTGATCATAACTGCTAATGCAGCATGTTCGTCACCAACAAAAGTAGCTGTACCACTAACAGCAGCTTGGTCAAACTGTACGTCTGATTCAGCTGAACCTGCTAGGCTGTATAGAGATGCTAGGACCTCTTGGTCGATTTCAGCAGTAATCTCTTGTGCTAGTGCAGCCATGATTTCTGCTTCTACGTCGATACCGTGCTGTGACTGCGCATCCTGAGCAGCTTCAAAAGTCCAACGTGCTGATAGCTTACGTGTTTTAGCTTCAACAGTTTGCTTTAGTACTTGGATACTTAGTTTGTTACCAGCTGTACCTTCCATTGCCGCAGTTGCATTTGCTCTACCTGCGTCTGAACCAGCTTCGTCACCTGAGTAACCGATAGCTAGTTTGAATGGACTTAGTGCTTCTTCACCCGCTGTTGCATCGTCAGCTGTGTCGCTATAACGAACGCGAAGTGTGTGAATCTGACCAACTGGGCCAGTCATTGGTTGTACACCAACAATCTCGTTTGCGATGACAGTTGGCATCACACGTCTGATTACTGGGAGGATAACACGGTTAAGTGTTGCGATATTACCGGCAGATGTAGCACCAGCAGTTGCAGTCTCCATCAAATACCTACGGGTATTTTCAAGTGTTGAAGACATTACTGCTTTCTTTGTGCCTTGTAGGCCTTCAAGAAGTGCGCTTTTTGTATCGTGCCAGCGACTTTCTAGTAGTTCTGACATTGGTTTCTCCTTATTTATAGTCCAGCTAAACGCTTAATATCAACTACTTTGTTGTTATCTACGTTTGCTTGTATGTCATTTGTTTGTGTTTGCACACGGTTGCCTGTTATTTCTTTTGCCTCTGCCAATACTGCCTTCTTCTTTGCTGGAGATTTACCGTCAATAACTGCCGGTAGATACTTGTCAAACGATTCACGAAGTTTCTTCGTTTGTACAGATTCCAGTAAGTCCATCATAATTCCTTTCTGATCCTTGCTTAAAGGCCCAGTAAGTTCGCTAATAATATCGTTACGTGCAATTGACTCATTAATCATTTTGATTTTTTTGTCTTGTGCTTCTGCAAGATTTATTGCTTTTGCCGCAGCTTCACGTGCTTCTACTATTTGTCTGTCTTTTGTGTTAACAACTTTTAATAGTTTAGCTGTTTCCGACTTCTCATTTAGTAAGCTATGTGTATATTCGTTGCTAAATGCTTCGAATATTTTGCGACCAAAGTCATTTTTACGTGCGCTATCAATATCTTCTTTAAGTGACGAAATTTCTTTTTTAAGACCTTTCGAAACAGTTTCTGATACTAATGTAGCACTTTTTTTGATAAAGTCTGACTTAACTTTATCAATTTGAGCTTTGCCTTCACGTACTAAACGTACTTTTGTTTCGGCAAGATCTTTTTTATCTTCATAAAACTCTGCAAGTTCTTTTGCAAGAGACTCAACTACAAATTCTTCCATAGCAATAAACTTGTCAGCCATTGCTTTTTGATCCGAGTGTAGTTCTGTTACTTCTTTTTTCAACGATTCTAATACAAAATCTTTTAATAGATTTGCATTTTCACGCTGTGCAACAGCGAATTTAGCTTTTGCTTCTGCAAGTTGTTTACGATCATCTTGGAATTCTGCAATTTCTTCAGCTAGTTTTTCACTAACCAATGAATCAATTGCTTCAACCATAGTTTGCTTGTCGTGTTCATACTTCCCTGCAAACTCTTCACGTAATTCAGCAGTAACAGAAAGGCGATTTTCTTTCACCTTAGCGTTCCAAGCCTCTTCAAGTTCTGTGCGAACTTCTTCTGAAATAGCAGTGTTTTCAAAGAGTGATTTCAGTGCATCATTCATTTCTTTCTCCTTGGTCACTGGAGTTTGCTTATTATATCTAATAAGCTCTCTTTAATGTATTTTTGTGCCTTTTTATCGCCTTGTACTTCCCTAGCTGTGTGGAACGCCTTTAATCCACCTTTGGTGTTCATAAGATGTTCATATATTGGTGTTGGATATGCACCGGGGGCGCTGGGCTGAGCCACAACGTCCACGGTGATTATTTCAAAATCAGTTACTTCTCCTGATCCATCTTCTTTTACATTGCCCGACCCCCTTGAAGAAACACCTAGTTTAACTCCGCTTTCAAGCATTGTTTTAACTAGTTGTCCCATTGGAGTAGGCAAGATTTTTAACTTGCCATAACCGTTTGGCCCATCCATCCACATTTCGCTGATCATGTGACTCACTCGGTCCAAGTTAATGTTAAGTCCATCTGGATGATCTACTTCACCTAACACTGAGTAGCCACCACTAATTTGTTCGTTGAGTGTGGTGACAGCCCTGCCAATCTCGTTAACGGGATAAACACGCTGATTTGCGTTGCGTACTCCGCCTTGAATGCAAATACCTTTCATAAAAAGATCTTTGCCTTCATTAGCAGACTCAACAACAATCTTAGCTTGGTCGAAACTCAAATGTTCGTTTAGTAAATTCATACTTCAGTCCTTAATTACTTTGCTCTTTTAGGAGCACCATTTAGCATTGAACCTGCTGACTTGTCGTCTGCGCCGTTCATTGCTGGTTTAGTAGCATTTGTCATTGACTTTGATGCTTTACCGCCTGGTTTATTTACATTACCCATGTCGTCAGTTTTTGGTGCTGCTGCTTTGCCGCCAGCTTCGTCTGCTGAACTTTGTGCAATATTACCTACTGTGCCGCCCATGTCGTTTTTACCTGCAACTGCTGACTTTGTACCGTTTGTACCAGTGTCGCCCATTGATGCAGTTACTTTTTCTACATACTCGCGCATTGTTTCAGTTTGTGATTTTTCACCTTCTTCAACTTCTTCGTCGGTTGCTTCTTCAACTTCTTCGTCAGTTGCTTCAAACGCTTCCATTTCGTCGTCGTCTTCGCCTTCTTCTGAATCCATGTCCATTGGCATTTCGTCGTCGCCGCCCATGTCATCATCTGCTGGTGCTTCATCGTCGCCCATCATTGCGTCAAATTCTGCTTTTAGTTCGTCTAGCATATCTTCGATGTCTGTTAAACGATCTTCTACATCGCCTTCGCCTTCTTCATCGTCCATGCCCATGTCGTCCATGCCCATGTCGTCCATGCCTGGCTCTTCTTCGCCACCCATGTCTGGCATTTCGATAGCACCTGCTAATTCGTCTGCTGGATCTGCTTCATCAAAAAACGATTCGTCAACTTCTTCATCAGCTTCGTCTAATTCTTCTTCCGACTCATCAACTTCTTCATCAGTTGCTTCGTCTAAATCTTCTTCTGATTCATCTACTTCTTCGTCAGTTGTTTCTTCAACTTCTTCTTCGTCTTCTAGTAGTGATTCGTAAATGTCACGTGATTTTTCTACCACGATTTCATGGAAAAGCTCTTCTGCACCCGCACGGTCTTCGTTTACTAGGCGCTCAAGCATTTCTTCAAACTTGTTGCGTTCAGTCATGTTTTTCTCCTTTGATTGTTACAAGGCTGTCTATTGTATTTACTCTTTTTAGAAAATATACGTGTAAAATGGTGTAAAAGCACGCCGTTTTTAAACGGGAAGTGCCTTTAAGCTGAATTTTTGAATAAATTCAGGAATAGTTTGATGATATAAATTTTGTAAATCTTTTAGTTGATCAGGAACAAATCCCCTATTGTTTGCAGTTATTCTAATGTATTTAGTTCTAGGATTAGTATTAATAGTCATTGTAGTTTGTCTTACCCAATTACCATAATACGTTGCTCGTTCATCTGATCGTTTATAATTTTTTGTATCAGCAAACATATTATTTAATTTGTCGTTATTATCGCCAATTCCCAAATAATCAAAACCTAATATGTATATTGTTTTATATTTGTGTGTACTAGCTAACCATAATGCTGTAGGACCGCTACTCCATCCTTTATTAGGATTAAGTAAATTTAAATCTTCAACTGCTTGAGAATATTTGTTAGGATTAGTATATACAGGATGCTGTTTGTGATAGTTACTATTTGCAATTTCCATTACCATTTTTGTGTCTACAGCTATTAAATGATCAACAGCACATTCTCTATAAACTGCATTACAAGCGTAAACAGGTCCGTGTTCTTTTAAATTAGGGATAGATATCTGTTGCCTGCTTGTACCATTGCCAAGCACAAATGCTATTTCTGACATTATAGTCCGCCGGTGGCTGCTGCTTGCGCTGCTATTCCGTACATCTGTTTTACAAAGTTTAATTCTTCTGCGTGTTCTTCGCGCTTTTGATCACTAGCTTTACGCACTTTGTTAATATCTTTAAGTGTAAGTTTAGCTTTTCTAGTATCTGACATCTGTATTATACTTTTGTCATCGCGAGCATCGTACCTACCGTTATCAGTAGGTTCTAGTGTTTCGTCATCAAAGTAAAACAATTCTCTTAATATCATATAACTATTTACCTTTATTAAATTGTTTGATCCGTAGCTGCATCACCAGCAGGGGCGGCACCAAAGTCGTCACCTGTTGCTGTGTCTGGAGGAGTATCTTCGCCGCCATCGATGCCGCCAAGGTCGTCATCCATTCCAGTTTCAAGTCCGCCAAAGTCGCCACCTAAGTCGCCACCAGTTACACCAGCAGATCTCATTTCTGCACTACCTTCGGCATCAGTTGGTTGTAAGTTTTCGTCGTTTTCCTCACGCCATAGACGTTCGTTTTCGGCAATCTCTTCTTCGCTCATGCCTAGGAATCGTTTCATAGCAAATCTATTTGAAATATAAGGTATTCCGGCCATTTGCGTAAATGTTCCAATTCTATTATTATCAAGTTCGGCTTGACGATAACTTGCAAAGTTTTGTGGAGGTTGTAATTTTAAATCAAACATAGCAAAGTCAACATTTGCACCTTTGCTACTTAAAAATAGTTTAAATTCTAAATTAAATACTTCTTCAACCATACTTTGCAAACGTTCGCAATACTTATTAAAACGTAGTTCTTGGATATATGCTGTACCTACTCGTCCATCATTATATTGCGATGCGCCATCATCTGCGCCTGTGGGTAGATAACTAGAAGGTATGCGTAAACCACGCACCAACTTGTTAGTAAAATACCTAAGGTCATCAATCTCTCCTAAGTTTGTACCACCTGGTAGTGTTTCAACTTTAGATCCTCTACCTTCTGCTGTTTGAGGGAAAAAGTAGTCTTCGTTGATTGACAGTGGATTATAACTACTGTCGATAACATTCTGACCGCCGCCTGTTTTACTAGGAATACGTCTTTGGTGTATTTCTGTTTTAACACGTTCCACAAACTGCATAGCAAGGTGTGATGGCATGTTACCTACATCAACGTAGAATACTCTGCGCTCAGGCGCACGTTGAACTCGATAGATGATAATTGCATCTTCAAGCAATTCTTTTTGCTTGTATACTTTAAAAATACTTTCTAATAAACTATTACCAAACGGATAATTTCCATCTAAACCTTCGCTCATACTTAAATGAACAACATGATTAGCATCTACATATGTTTCTTTTTCACCTTGTTCAAATCTACTAGAACCGCTTGCAGGAGTACTATTGCCACCAGTTCCAAACTGATTTGTAACTTGATTGTACCCTTGTGTTCCTCCGGGGCCGTAACTGTTTTGCGTATTTAGAGGAGTGGCTTCAAGATTTTCAAAACTAAAATTGAGATTTTTAACAACATATTGTTCAGGACGTTTGCCTTCACTTTCGTTTACAATGATTTTTGTTACTTGACTAGGGTCTACGTGAAACCATTTTTGTGTTTCTGGATCTCTAATAAAGAACTGGTCACCGTATTTAAATGCATTACGCATAACTCTAAACATACGTGTTTCAAACTGATTTAATTTACACCATTGTTTTAGATACTGTCCTAAAATTTGTATTTCGACGTTTGTTGCTTCTTTACTAAAGTTAAAAGTAAAATGTGTATCATTTTCTTTGGCTTTTTGTGTGCAAAACTCAGCAAGAATATCCAATGCAGCATTAACTTCGCTATCACTATCCATTGTATTATACTGATTATAACGTTCGATACGATTAGGAGACCCTACATATACATCAGGAAGATGGCTACTATAATTTGCTGCCGCAGGACCGATACCAGTTCCTTGTCCGCTTTTAAAACTAAACGGACTATAACTTCCGCTAGGATTGTTTCCTGTTGGTACTGGTTTAAAATGTTTTTTCCAACTCATTATTTCAATCCTATTCCTTTTAACATATTTCCTTGTAAGCCTTTTGTAGCTCGTAAACTTTTTATTTCAGTCTGAAGTTGCTGTTGATTTATACTTGCTATATTATGCATACCTGCATTAAGAGTTTTTATAGAATCATTTAAATCTTTTATCATCGAACTTATTTCATTATTATTATTACTTATCTGTGTAGTGTTGTCAACCGAATTTACTTGATTTTCCATTGTTGTAGCTACACTATTCATTTTATCATTTAATTGATTAATAAAATCAAATGTTTTCATTCTTCCAGTTACATTAGCACTACCGCTAACTATTTCCGGACCACGTTCTCCTACTATACCAAACCCATCTTGTGGAATAAATCCTCCATTATCAAAACCGCCGTAGAACTGTCCACCTTCTGCTTGTGCTGCGCGATAACGTTCAACTTGCCTATTTGTATATGCCATCCCATCTTCAATAGCTCTTAGAGTATCTATTCTACTTTGTTCAACTGCTTGGATAGTAACTTCTTGTGCCATTTGCATTTCATCTTGACGTTGTCCTAACCTAGTTTCGGCGTCAACTACTGTTGCTCTAGCAGCATCAATTTCAGTTTGTAAATCAGCAGCTCTATCAAATTGCCCTTGTTGAACTAACTCAGTTTGTCTATTTGTTAACTCTGCTAATTCTGCTTGTGCAGTTGACAATTGAGCTTGAGACTCTGCTACTGCTGCTTCTGCTTGTGCTATTCTTTCGTTAGACGAAACATCATTATCTTGTAAAACTTGATCAACATCCATGTCAAGTTGATTTGCTAAATCAGCAGCCGTGCCCTCACCTAAAATAACTTGTTCTGCATCCATTGGAACAGTTTGAGGATTAAAACTAAACATGTCTTCTAAGCTATTGACTGCATCTCTGGCCGGATTTAAAACGCCGCTAATAGCTTCTTCGACTTGTCTGCGTAATGCTGCATCGTCGCCCATTGCTTCTGTAACTGTTGTTAATGCTGATTCAGCTGCTCCTACTAGTGCTGGTAATGCAGTTTGCTGAACATACATAATAGTTTCACGTAGTGCTTCTTGCATATCTACAGTTTGTCTTATAATTCCGTCGGCGCCCATTTGCGCTTGTTGTTGATCTGCAATAGTATCTCTTAAACTTCCAATTACACTTGCAAGTTCGTCAGTTCCTTCTGCTGCGCTAGTAATACCTCTGCGTAAATCAAAACTACTTTCTAACATATCAGCAGCATTAGCACCTACATCACTAAAGTTTCCTAATAGTGCTAAATTTGCAAAATCTGGAGATTCCATGCCTTCAACACTTGCACCGATAGCTTGATCTAATAGTCCTTGTGCTTGTTCAGCACTGGCGCCGCTTCTAATTGCATTTGCATAGGCTTCGTATTCATCAATAACACTAGGTAATGCTTTTGCAATATCTTTACTTGCATCACTTACAGGTGCACCAAACGCTACCAAGTCTTGAATAAGTGTTTCAAATCCTGGACCTAGCTCTCCAGCAGTTTGCAAGCCTTCTTGCAATGCCATAGCTTGTTCTTCGTCTAGCTGAGACAACAATGCTTGAACTTGTCCATTGCGGCGTCTTTGTCTCATTTCTTCAGCAATTTGATCTCTTTGTTTGCCTGTTAATTTACTTAATTCGTCTAGTGTTGTTGCAAAATTAGCAGCATTTTGATTTAATGTGCCATCAGTTCGCATCCTGCGCATACCTTCAACTGTTTGTAAATCTGCAAATGTAGCTAACGATTCGTTGATATCTTTAACATCATATCCTAGCATACGTAAATTAGTACCAAAGTCGCTGTCTAAAAAATCCTTACTCATTTGAATAAAACTTTGTGTAGCATCTTCAGTTGTACCACCGAGAACTCTTAATGCATTTTGATTTTTCATAAAGAATTCAGTCATGTCTTTAACTTCTAAGCCCATTTCAGCAGCACTTTGCTTAATATCAACAATACTGGCTCCAAACGTAGCACCAATATTACTAAGTTGTTGATACTCAGATAAGCTACCTTCAGCAAACTGGACAAGTCCAGCAATTGCTTTAGATGCTGCACCAAGAATTTTTGTATTTGAATTAAGTGCGTCTGAATATGCACTTAAACTTTGTGAACCGCTAAGAAGATTACCTGCTATGCCCAAACCGGCACTAGCAATGTCACTACCTGCCTGTCTCAAGCCGTTTGTTAGAAAATTTAATCCACTACCTGCTTCGTTTTCCAAATCGTAAAACTCCTAGTTTATACATCAATAAATATGCTATAGTATATTTACCTGACAGGACAACTAATATGACCAATCAAAGCATTCTTAAAAAATATAGACGCCAGCCTAAACTGCAAATTGATTTGCCAAGCCGAGGCGAGTATTATCCGCCGGACGCTTTGTACGAAAATCAACATACTGATATTCCAGTGTTTAGCATGACTCCTAATGATGAAATTATGTTTAAAACTCCTGATGCATTAATAAACGGCGAAGCAACAGTAGCAACAATAAAAAGTTGTATTCCAACTATTACAGATCCGTGGAGTATACCTACATTAGATATAGATACTGTATTAGTTGCAATACGTATTGCTAGTTACGGTGATACTATGAATGTTTTAAAAGTTTGTAAGGATTGCGGATCAGAAAATCAATACGAAATTCCGTTAACTTCTTATTTAGATTCTTATCTAACAAAAACATTTAACAATAAGTTAACTATAGATAATTTTACTTTTCATTTTCGTCCGCTATCTTATAGAGAATTTACAAACGGTCAAAAAAGATTGTTAGGAATAAGAAGATCAATTAATCAAGTAATTACTAACAAAGACTTTTCTGACGACGATAAAGGCAAGGCAATGGATCCGTTGTACATTGAATTAGCAAAGGCACAACTTGAAGCAATAACAAATGCAATAGTTGGTATTGAAGTCGAAGGCGAAATAGAAAAAAACAAACAAGAAATAATGGAATTTCTTGACAACAACGACACAAAATATATTGCCAAAGTTAAAAAAACAATCGAAGAAAATCACAAGACATGGTCGCCTCCAAAACATTCTATCAAATGTAATGAATGTAATAAAGACGATCAAATGCAAGTTACACTGGATACATCTGATTTTTTCGGGAAAGGCTAGTGAGTCTTTCCGACGAGGAAGTATTTTCACTAGCCGATGATATGGAAAATGAAATCAAACAGATTAAAGACAATTGGTATCGTATCGGATGGTATATGAGGGGTAGTGCAAATATTCACGACTTGATTAACGATACCGATGTTGGTGATTTGGAAATTTTTAATAATATTATCAAAGACAATATCGAAACTAGTAAGACTACTAAACTACCTTGGATTTAATTAATTCTTGCTCGATCTGCTGCAATAGCATCCAACGCATTTTCTTCGTTGCCTGGTCTTACAGTAGGCGGCGCTCCAACTGATCTACTGCTGCTTACTCTGCCTCTAGGAACCACTGGAGCAGTACTTTGTCCAGTACCCGGAGGTGTTTCACCTGTTGTTGAAGGTTCTTCTGTTGTTGAAGGTTCTTCTGTTGTTGAAGGTTCTTCTGTTGTTGAAGGTTCTTCTCTTGTCATTGGACCAAAGTCTTCAGCCATCATCATTTCTCTTCTAGCTCGAGTGTAGTACGGAACTCTTCTGCTTTCAATGCTAGTACCTGGAGGAAATATTAAATCCTGAAACACAAGTCTAGCCCACTGCGATGTTGCAAAAGCACTGCCGTTTACTCCTGCACGTTCTCTTGTACCGGGATCTGCAAACCCACTAGCTTGGGCAGCACCACTGGCTGCAAAAAAGTCTTCGCTGCCAATCAAGCCTCCGGTAATGCTATTAAGTGTGTTTGCTGCACCTTGCATACCTGCTCCTGCTAATTCAACTGCACCTTGTAGCATTGAGCCTATTATACTTTCTTGACCCCATTCAACAATCCAGTCAACTATTCCTTGTTGTACAGCAGGCCTAGTAACTGCATAAACAAGCAACTGAAATCCAGCTTCAGAAACAACTGCACTAATAATTGCCGGTACAGCACCAATACCGGTAGCCCCTACTGCAAGTTGCCCAGCTCTAACCATGTTTCTAATTCCTCTAAGCACGTTAAGGTATCTTGGCGATCTAAGAATTGCTAGTAAAATTACACTTAGCTGAATTGAATACATTCCCCAGGCAACTTGTATTTTATCTTGATATTCAGCTTCGGTAATTTCTCCATTGAGCATTTCTGCTTCAATGTTTGCCATAGTAGTTAATATGCCGTCTCTTAATTGCTCTTCTACTGCAAATGCTCTAAGAACTCGCATAAGCACAGTGCCAGTTCTGCTTGCCATAAATGCAGCTACTCTAGGTGCAGTTTGTCTAGTTATTTGTCCAGGATTTGAAAAACGTATTTTTGATCGTAATAAGTTTCTACTAACTACATTACCTCTTGTCCTTAAAGATGCTCTGTTACCTCTAGTTTTCCATTGCTCTTGAAAATCTCGTGCTGCTGTTAATGCACCTCTGTTAGTTGTAATTCCATCATCGCCAACTGCAAATCTAAAAACATCTCTGCCCTGTACAAAATAATACGAATTACCTACTTGTCTAATTACGCCTTCAGCAGCAGCAGCACCGGCAGCTGCGCCACCAGCTGCACCAGTAGCAGCAATGTCTAATAAGTCAAACGTATCCTGATCTTCTTTTAAGAAAATAGATTTTCGATTAGATAATTCAGATAATTTCATTTACAAATATTCCATGTTTTTATTATATATGTATTTATATGAAGTGAGCTTTGCTCACTTGTGTTTACGCTATCGCTTAACACAAAATATTTTTTAATAATAAACAAGGCATATGCTTATGCATATGCATTTAATATTATGTAGATTAATCTGGTCAGACGGAACCTGTTTATGGTCCCGTCCTCTCAAACATTATGTGAGTATCACCAGCCGAGATCGGAAGTA